TAAACGTGACACATGACACACTAGAGGGTGTGTTGACACACGACACACTAGAGGGTCTTCTGACACGGCACTCTAAGGGGGGGGTAATACTAGACCCCCCCTTAGAGTGCCAAAATGGCACGGCCAATCAGAACTCTTCAAAATGATAATAGGGTTATTAGATAATAATCCGTAGCGCTACGTTTAAGCCGACCCGCACCGATCGGCCGAGCTTTGCGGCCGATGGGCTCTTTGGTCGGCTTAAGCCTCGCGTGTTTTCAATTCTAAGATCAAGTTAGGCATTGATTTCAACAATATGATGTAATCCGTTGATAAGGTAGGACATGGTTACATTGAAGTTCAAGTAGGGTTTGGTCTTCAAAATTTGAATGTTGGACAGGTAGGACATGGTTGCCAACAACACATTCACAAACAAACCTCACTTTCCATTTTCAATGGCACCACGCACCAGATCATTTGTCTTTACACTCAACAACTACACGGAGGATGACATCAAACAAGTGCGACAACTGGACTTCGTATACCTCATTTTCGGATATGAAGTCGGCGAATCAAACACCAAGCATTTACAAGGATTCATCCACTTCGAAAATGCATTACGATTCTCCACTCTCAAGAAGCTACTACCTAAAGCACATTGGGAAATACGAAAAGGAACAATCGACCAAGCCGCGGAGTACTGTAAAAAAGACGGACAATTTGAAGAATACGGAGAAAAACCTGCAAGTCAAGAGTCCAAAGGAGCTAAAGCCAAAGAAACTTGGACTGCAATTCTAAAGAACGCAGAAGAAGGCAAACACGATTGGATCAAAGAAAACTATCCAAAAGTTTGGTGTAATTTATCCAATCGCTTGGAAAACTTACGGAAACCAAACACTACAATACTAGACGGTGAACTACAACACGAATGGTGGATTGGAAACACTGGAACCGGAAAATCAAGAACAGTTTGGGAACTGTATCCTGATCATTACCAGAAAGAATTGAACAAATGGTGGTGTGGATATAAAGACGAAGATGTTGTGGTCATTGAAGAATGGTCACCAAAAAACGAATGCACCGGAAGTCAACTAAAAATATGGGGGGATCGATACCCATTTACTGGACAAATCAAAGGTGGTTCTCTAAAAAAGATTCGACCAACGAAGATCATCGTCCTATCAAATTATTCAATTTCGGAATGCTTTCCATGTGGGCAAGATTCTGAACCAATAAAAAGAAGATTTCAAGTATTCAGATTCCCGCAAGATATCGAAGACGTACGTCGGAGTCACGGAGATTATCTCTCGGCGCGTGAGTCGTTGGCAACAACGGTTCCGAATACTGACGACTACGAGCTGAGTGACGATTTGGGCGTGGCGCTGGACTTCGGGATCTCCACAGAAAGTCCGTTCGACGGATGCCAGCATGATGACTGGCAATCATACGCGACGCATGACGACATCGAAAGGCTGCTATCTCTGGAGTGTGCTGAAGATCTCTAACCAGGTGGAGCATCATGGTGCACAGCTTGGGGGTATGTTGTTGTGTTGACACATTTCCAACAGGCGAAGTGTTACTAAAAAGATAATCAAGAAGGTGTGCGATGGACGTGGATTATCAACGAAATCCTTTCCTCGTCGCGCACCCCATCCAGAACGTCACGACCTGCGGTGCTCCTCTTTGGACGGGTCCTACCCGCGTTTGATGAGGAAAGGATGTCCTCGATAATTACACGACTCCATGCACACTTACATAATGAATTTCTTTTAGTAACATATTTGTATACCTGCTTTGAAACATGTCTAACACTAACAATAATACGCCTCCAAGCCGAGATGCACTCATGGATTGTCTCCAACCATGGTTGAATGGAGATCATCAAGCGCAACTCCAAGAGCTTGAAGCAGCCAGAGCCGCAGCGATCCGCGAGCTTGACACAGTGTATCGAGCTTGGCAAACAGTCTACACGGAACTAACTCGTGTGCGATCAAGTCACATCGACCTCTACGATCAAATCGCCGACTACAAAGCGATACTCGCCGCGCATAGTATTCCGGACACCGTGATGTCCATCGAAGAACTCATGGCGAACGAGATTATAGATCTCACGTCCGACGACGAAGACGATATTCAATTGTAACTGAAATACATATACATACATTTTTTTAAAGTTCATCATTATCTATCATCAGAGCATTCCCTAAATTATCATATATCCAATCTGGATTCTGAATACTAGGGGTTATAGCCATAGCCGTTGGATAAGGCATAGGCATACTTCTACGACGTTTACGTTGACGTCGCTGATTACTAACCTAGTTCAAAGCCAAACGATTCGGATTATTATTCACACCACCAATACCAAAACGCTGGGCAGCTAAATATGCACCAGTCTGAACAGCGGCGTAACCCGCGCGTGCAGCAGCTGGCGCAACATAATTGTTAAATATATCGGTACTTGCCTGTCCAACACCTTGCGAAAAGGCCTCTTGAGCTTGTTGAACATACGAGGCTTGGTTAACCTCAGTATGTGTCAAATCAGTATTCGCGACCATATTCGAAGTGCCAGACATAACAGTAGGATTGAAAGGAGCAGCAGGGCTACCAGTAGCAACACCTGCAAATTTCGGAACACACTCAGAATGGTACACCCATTCAATGTTCAGAGGGTTCAAAATTGCAGCTGAACCGCCTTCCACAGCAATAAGAATAGTACCCCAACCACTACCAGTATGGAATGTGGTTTGAGTAGCATTATCAACTGGTCGAGCGTTCGCACCACGATATCGAAATGCAGTCTCATCAATATACTTATTGCTGACAGTAATTGGAGTCTGCGTCAAACTTGCAAGCGAAACACGCTTATACCACTGATACGAAGACAAACCAGCAGCAGTAGTTGGAAACTGCCAAGTTGTCTCCGCCAACCAAGATTCATATGCAATTGCAATATGAACAAATCCGGATGCATCGGTAGGGGCGACACCACTACTGATACGAATACCATGTGCAACAGGACGATCCAATTCATACGTTGCCGTATAATCAGTTCGCTTCGTAAAATCGGTAGTACCACCAAACGCTGCTGGCCAAGTCCAGCCAGCTGCACCTTCAACGGAAGCTACCTCACTCCAAGTCACAGATGCATTATATGCGTAACATTTACTGTTGGTACCAACAGCCAATGTAAGAGCATGCAAATCAGTGCTTGACACAGCTACACTAGGTACTGTGTTACTATCAGGAATCTTGCCGCCAAAATTCTGAACTTCAAATGGATCCATTTGAAGCAACGCGAACTTCTCACCAGGATCTGCCATCCGATTATTCATCGTGGCGTCAGGGCGACGCCAGGATGATGCTCGCCGCGGTTTACGACGTGTCGTACGCTTACGAGTATAAGTACGACGAGGAGTATACGTAGGACGAGCAGCACTACGTCGATATCCGTAGCTACTGTATCGTCTACTGCCATAAAGTCGAGGACTATTATAGCGACTGTTATAACGATAAGCCATAACCACACTACAAAGCAAATTGAAGAATGAGAATAAAACTAAAACTAAACGTGACACATGACACACTAGAGGGTGTGTTGACACACGACACACTAGAGGGTCTTCTGACACGGCACTCTAAGGGGGGGGTAATACTAGACCCCCCCTTAGAGTGCCAAAATGGCAC